CAGATTTTACAAGCATTACCACCTCATGAAAGAGATATGAGGTCTAAAGGGATACCAATGATAGGTAGTGGTTTGGTATTTCCGATATTAGAGGACAATCTGACCTGCGAACCATTTACTATACCCTCTCATTACCCTCGTATCGCAGGTCTCGACTTTGGCTATGACCATCCAACAGCAGTTGTTTGGGTGGCATGGGATAGAGATGAAGATATTGTGTATGTTTACGACACCTACAAGATGTCAAAACAAACACCTGATTACCATTCAGGCCACATAAACCAACGAGAAGGCAGTCACTATATTCCTGTAGTATGGCCACATGATGGATATCAACACGATAAAGGAAGTGGTGTAACATTAGCTGAACAATATCGTACAGCACATGTCAATATGCTACCTTTTCACTTTGAGAACCCACCTGCTTTAGGTGAGAAGAAAGGTGGTAATTCAGTAGAAGCAGGGATCATGGATATGTTATCTCGCATGGAACAAGGCAAATTTAAGGTATTTAACACCTGTTATGACTGGTTTGAGGAGTATAGGTTATATCATCGTAAAGATGGTAAGATAGTAAAGATTAAGGATGACATCATGTCTGCTACACGTTATGCAGTTATGAGTCTAAGACACAGTACAACAGAGACATCTAAGTGGAATAGTAAAGGCAGACTAGGACCAGATGTCGCAATCGTTTAGGAGATAATAATGCAAAAATTTAAAGGCGCAATATCACAAGGCGAGAGAGAATTTTTAAAAGCAACGGCACCAGGGCTGACAACACCCGCACAAAGACAGCTATTAGAAGAAATGTTAAGACAATCACCACCTCTAATCAGAGGAATGAACTCTCAAACAAGAATTGACATGCTCAAACAACCAAAATTCAGGAAATAATTAGGAGAACATTATGGCATTGCCGATAATAAAAGCAGGACTATCAGCAGCAGCAAAGTTTCTAGCTAAAAGAAAAGTTAAAAAATCTAAAAATTCTAAGAAAGTAGATAGTAGTGGGATGACTCAAGCTCAAAAAAGAGAATATGACAGGATTTATTCCAAAGTATCTAACAGCAAAGAAGCAGATGCAATTAGAGCAAAAAATCAAAGTCTAATTAAGTCTGATGATGAAATTGCGGCATTGGTTAAGAAAAAAGTATTAAGGAAATAATTATGATAGGACCACTAATAAGAGCAGGAGTTTCTGCTGCAAAACGATTTAAGATGAAAAGAAATGCAAAGAAATTTGAGAAAGACTTAAAGAAAAATGAGCATGTAGGTGGGTTTGTACCACAAAAACAAATAGATAAATTCAATCTTAAAAGAAAAGGCAAGAATCCAGTAGATAGATTCTTAAAGAAATATACTGATTTCTAATGGCTAACTTAATAGCATCTCCTACTCAAATGGCTTATAAGCTTCAAGAACTAGAAGAAAAGCTAGAAAAATTAAACGAACAAGTTATCAAATTGCAAGGTAAAGCGGAAGGGCAACTTGAATCACTAAAGGTAAAAAATGGCAGAAAAACCAAGAAAATTAACTGAAGACGAACTAGTCTCACAACTCAACTCTGAGATACAAGGAGCTACAGGTTACGCAAATACTGAACTCTCTAATCAAAGAGAAGATGCTATGAAGTATTACCTAGGTGAGCCTTTTGGAAATGAGATAGATGGACGATCTGAAATCGTTACAACTGACGTAAGAGATACAGTTGAATACATTATGCCATCATTGATGCGTATTTTTACTACTCACAACAACATTGCAGAATTTGAGCCACAAGGTCCAGAAGACGTTGAAATGGCTGAACAGGCGACTAACTATGTCAACTATGTATTTAATCGCCAAAATAACGGTTTTAAGGTCCTTTATGACGCTTTTAAGGACGCATTGATATCTAAAACAGGTGTAATTAAGCATTTCTGGGAAGAAAAAGAGGAAGTTAGTACAGAAACGTACACAAACCTAACTGAGATTGAGTATCAATCAATCCTAGCAAATGATGACTTAGAAGTAGTCGAACATACAGAGACGCTAATACAAAAAGCACAAACAGATGACATGGGAACATTGGTTAGCCCAGAGATAGTTACGCATGATGTTGTGGCTAAATGTTATAAGAATTATGGGCAAGTTAGGGTCATGTCAGTCCCACCAGAAGAATTTTTAGTTTCACGTAGAGCAGCATCTCTTGAAGATGCAGATTTTGTCTGTCATAGGGTTAAAAAATCTGTAAGTGATTTAATTGCAGAAGGATATGATCCTGCCATTGTTAACGAAATACCAAGTTATGACCAATCAGAAGCAGAGTTAAATGAGGAAAGACTAGCTAGATTTAGCTATGATGATGACTCTGTACCACCATCTGAGGGTAGCGGTCCGAATAAAAAGGTTTGGATTGATGAGTGTTATATGCGTATTGACTACGATAATGATGGAGTTGCAGAACTTAGAAAGATTACAAAAGGCGGACATTACATACTAGACAATGAAGAAATCGACATGATTCCTTTTTCTGCTATCTGCCCATTACCTATTCCACATAAATTCTACGGCATGTCTATTGCCGATACAGTCAAAGATATCCAACTAATTAAGTCAACAATCATGCGTAACTTGTTAGATAACATGTATCTAACCAATAATGCACGTTATGCGGTACTAGCAGGACAAGTAGAGTTAGACGATTTATTAACATCAAGACCAGGTGGTATTGTTAGAATGAGAGCGCCAGGCGCTGTTACAGCTTTACCTACACCACAAATTCAACCTTATGCGTTCCAAATGGTTCAATACCTAGATGGTATTAGAGAAGAAAGAAGTGGCGTATCTAAAATGACCCAAGGTCTCAATCCTGATGTATTAACATCACATGTGACATCAGGTGCGATTTCAGCAGCAACAGAGTCTTCAATGCAAAGAATTGAACTTATTGCTCGTATTTTTGCAGAAACAGGTGTTAAAGATTTATTTAGAAACATATACGCACTAGTACAAAGATACGAAGATAGACAAAAAATGTTCTATCTCAATGGAAAATTTGTACCGATTGATGTATCAAGATGGAAAGAAAAACTGAATTGCACTGTCAATGTTGGTGTAGGCAGCGGATCGCAACAGTCTAAAATGCAAACGATGTCTAGCATTATGACGATACTAGGAACATTGGTACAACAAGGAGCTATGGGAACATTAGTCACATCTAAGAATTTATATAATGCAATAGGTGAATATATTGCACAAGCAGGATATAAAAATACGGATCAATTTATATCTAATCCTGAAATGATGCCACCTAAACCACCAGCTGAACCTACATTGGAAGAAAAGGTTGCTGCACAAAAAGCACAAGTAGAATTACAAAAATTACAATTACAAGCCAAAGAATTAGAAATAGAAACACAAATTAAAGCGCAAGAACTTAAACTAAAAGAAGAAGAAGCTATGGTTGACTTAGCTATCAAACAACAAGAACTTGAGCTTAAAAAACAACAACAAGAGATTAACAAGGCAGAACTTGCACTAGAAGCAGTACAGGGAAGACCTGTCGGTATCGGGCCAAGATAACTAGCTTAATTAAATTTGTGAGGATTTATGAAAAAGGTTAGGATAACAAGAGAAGAACTAATTAGACTTAGTAGAGTTACAAGTTTAACTGAGGAAACAATGCAAAAGGGCTATTTAAACAAAAAAGAATTAAAATTGTTTAATGCAGCTTGTAGATTTGTAATCAAAGGTGATACACATGGCTTTTCCTAAGACTTCAGGCTACGGCAAAATTAAAAGACGCAAATTAATTTCTAAAAAGATTAAAGTATTAAAAAAAGAAGGGAAGCCACAGAAACAAGCAGTAGCAACTGCTTTATCTATGTACCCTAAAAAGAAAAGGTTACCACTAGCATGAACGATAAGGATATCAGTACAGAACTTGAGCTACTAAAAAAAGATGTAGAACTTATTAAGTCTAATCATCTAGCCCATATCGCTAAAGATATCGACAATTTAGACAACAAAGTATCTGTTATAGACGAGAAAGTAGACAAAATAGAATCAGATTTATCGAAGTTTAGACACATAGCTTATGGTGCTATTGTTGTTTTCGTTTTGATGAGTGATAAATTTAACGACATATTGAGGTTATTATAATGCCAAAAGGACCAGGAACATACGGGAAGAAACGTGGTAGACCACCAATGAAAAAAAAGAAAAAAAGTAAGTGCTGATGGCTAAGAAAGGGCTATACGCAAACATACATGCTAAACGAAAAAGGATTAAAGCAGGATCAGGAGAAAAAATGAGAAAGCCTGGAACTAAAGGCGCTCCTACATCTAAAAGTTTTAAACAAGCTGCAAAAACAGCAAAGAAAAAAAAGAAGTAATTGGCTAAGAAAGAAGAAGGTATAGAACGCAGTAAATATTACAGCGATAGATATGACCATTACACATCTTTAGGACATCCTAATGGTTTATCTGCTAAGTTAGCTCATGTTGATTTAGCAAAAGAATTCAAACAAAAGAATCCAACAATAGACAAACTTAAACAAATATGACAAGTGAAGAATTACAAACACTATGTTTGAAACACCGACTTTCTGTCCAAGACGTATTCAGGAGTACAGGGCATAAACCTAATGATATTCGTGGATGGTTATCAGGCAAAAAGAAGATTCCTTGGTATGTTACCGAAGAATCTTTAACAAAAAAAAGCTAATACAGCGATCAACTACACCTGCGTAAGCAGATAGAATCCAGGAGAAAACAATGGACGACAAAAAAGAAGCTCAGATTAAAGCTGGGCAAGATGCAAAGTTATTGCTTGAGAATCCTCAAATGATAGCAGCATTTAATACTGTACTTAATGGTGGATATCAACAATGGATATCTACAGATATTAAAGATACAGAAGGTAGAGAAGCACTTTATCACAAACAAAGAGCCATCTTAGAAGTTAAAAATACTCTAGTACAAACTATCGAGAACGGACAGATACTAGAAGAAGAACGCAAAGGAGGTAAGTGATG